ATTTTAGCTGAGGTTTTCCTGACATTTCAGCGCCTGTCAAATATTAGAATTGCCTTGTCTGGTCTGGTGTTTAAGGGAAATCAGCACAGAACTTAGCTGAGCTTGAAGCTGTCCAATTTCCCATGTTGTATTTTCCTTTGAGTGTTGTGTTCATCTGAAACTCTACGATTAGTAGAAGCCTTTCTAATCTAGCTGCTTCTACAACATCCGAATCCCACTAACTCTCAATCCCTTTACGTCTTTTTGGTGGAATAATAGCATTTCATAATGCCTCGAACTTAAGAAACTGTACTGTCGAATCCAATGTCTCGGTTATCGAAAAGCTAGATTTGAATTTGCATCCGAAGGACTAATGTGTATTAAAAAACTTACAAAGTTTAAGAAAATATTTAATACACATTAGTCTTTTTATCCGTGTTTCCACTAGTTTACAAGTATTACGAAACTTCTTATGTGTCAACGGTAATATATTTATTAGATTTAATAAATTAATAAAAATATATTAGCAAAGCTAAACCATTGACACATAAGAAGTTTCGTAATATACTTGCTTTTTTAAAACACGGAGAAAAATATGCAAATTCAAATAAGTTTTTCAGACAACCAAACCATCGAATTCAACACAACAATTTCTAAAGTTCGACACCTTATAAAATGCTTTATTCTACACAAAAAGCGTAAAGGGTTTCGGGTTGTAGGATACAGATGTTCAGAAGCATCTGATTACAATAGCCTCCAACAAATAGTTGGAGATTTCAAATAACCATAACATTCAAAGGAAAAATTATGGGAAATTCAAATGCAACACCTTCAAGTTCAGCGTCAGTTTCTTTAGCTGATTTCGTAAACACTGCACCTGCGACAGGCAATTCTACCAGTTCCACTGGGTTTGACGCGGCTAAAATGTCAGGAAAACCTTGCACTAAAAAACAAGCATTTGCTGTCGCTTGTATAGTAAAAGATTCTTTTATTAAAGATGTTTTTAGTTCAGACCCTAGGGAATCTATATCTGAATCAAAACTTATCAAATCTTTTGAATATAGAATTCTTCAACGCATCGCAAGGATTTTATTTGATGAGAAGAAATTTGATTCAGATTCTTGCCAAAAGCATTTCAAAGATAATTCTAAATCTTTACCTAAACCGATTCTTAAAAAGATTACTAAAGCTTTTAAAGATCATAATCAAAACAAAGATGCGATTGATAAATTCCTTCTTGCAGTAGATACTAAAGTCTAATAGCTTTAGTAATCAAGGCTCTCTTTCGAAAGATTGAGAGTCTTTTTTTATGTCAAGTTTTTCTTCGGCTTACTATGTTTTTTCCAGGTCTCATATGTCTTCTTGTCGAAGTTTGTAAATACAAACATACAATTCATACCTGAAGAGAACTGGAAAAAACACGGAGGAATGGCAGTATAATTGTCGCAGGCTCCATTTTTTAAAAGACCATACCCGTTCTTTCCTAAAGATTAGTCTTAAGAAGCGTATTAAAAATCCGCCTGAGTACTGAACGCGTTATGTATAACCTGTATTTATACTGTGTATAATCTGTGGATAAGTTGTGTATAACTTATTATTATCCCATAATTTATAAAGTTTTAGAAGTTTTAAAAGCAATCTACCCATTACAATTCCCAATCTTTTAATATAAAAACCTTTTTAGGTTCTATGGAGATTATACTGGGTTGTCTTAAAACTGTCAAGCTTTAATTTGTTAGTGGCTGTTATTTATACAAAGCCTGTATGCTAACTACGCGTGGAACCACTTGACACGGATCGAGGATCAGCGTAAGCTTGTTGGGTCGAAGCAAACAATTTACCTAAGGAGGTAAACTTATGATGTTATTAACAGGTTATGATAGTAAGAAACAAATGAAAGAATGTATTGGACAACCTTTACAATACCAAGAAACTTCTATATTTGGTCCTGAGTATAAATCAAATGGTACATTTGTAGGTGCTAGAAGACCAGATCTTTTAGGTGGTGGTAGAGAGTTCTTTGCAAAGGTAACTATGAAAGATGATTTAATTTTAAAGGTAGAATAATTATGATTAAACAATTTCTAAGTTTCGAGATGGCTCAAAAACATTTATGGACTTTTAAAGTCAAGTGTAAGAATAGGAATCTGTCTTCTAAAGATAAGGTCTTTTTATTCGAGAATCGTTCTAGAAGTTTCTATGTTTTTAGAACTTGGTGTAATCAATACGATAAATATATTTGGAATGTTCAACTATTACCTAAGGAGGTATCATGAGCAATAATAACTTTAGTGTTAAAGGTGGTCAAGGTTTTCAGATTACATTTGAGAATGGCTATACTGTATCTGTACAGTTTGGTAAGTATCATTACTGTTCAAATAAAAAACTTAAGATACATGATGATACATATGCAGACGATTGTCGTAATGCTGAAACAGCTATCTTTTATAAAAACGATAGACCTTTTTATAAATATAAAGGTAATGATGTTCAGAGTTATCAAAGTCCTAAAGAAGTTTTAGAAACTTTAAAGTATGCAGAGAGTTTACCTAATCCTGAAGAGGAAGCTTATGATATTTGGGAAGGAGCTGAAGATACTGACGAATTAGATAAAAAAGTTTCTGGTATTAAAGATACAGATATTAAAGCAGGTTTTTATAAAGGCTATGATGTTGTTGATTTAATGGGAAAATCTAAAGAAGTGTTATATACTGATGAAGGAACACCAATTTACTTTTCTACAAAAAAGGAGAACAAAAGTGAAAGATAATTTTAAAGGTTTGAACTATCTTAACTGCGTGGGAAACCACTTGACAAATTTTGTGGCATCTGCCATAATTTTCTGGTCGGCACAAGCTGACTTTATATTAACTACAACTAAACAGGAGAGCATTAATGGCTCATAAAACACACAAAAACTTTATCACTTACTCTGCTAGAGGCAGTAAAACTACTACGGCTATCACTGAAGCACCACGTTCAGTACAGAACTTATGGATTGAAGGTGCTAAGATAGGTGCAAGTATTATACGAATACGAGCAAACAAAACTAGAGATGAGTTTATTTCTAGTGGTGCTACATTTACTGGATACCATACTGGTAAAACATCAGTATACATTCCACTTAAGCAACCTCGAATCAAGCTTAATTTCAAAGCATTGCTTGGTTTAGGTCGCATCAATCCTTCAATGCAGATACTTGAAATGCCAGTTAACTGTGACATTCAACCTGCTTTTGAAGGTGTTCGAGAAGCTGATACAGGCAATCGTCTAACTCAAGCTATCTTTGGTTAGTAATTCGTACAAGTATTTACCTGACGAGGTGTAGCGTTTTACTAAACAAGTGTTGACAGGCACTATAAAAACCGATAGTTATGTTGCTGTTGGAGGAGTTGGTAGTCATCTTCGGAACTAAAAAACTACCACATCTTTTAATTTACTTATAGGAGAACCTTATGCAAGGTTACTTAATTAATCCGTTTGACAATACTATTAAACCTGTTATTCTATCTGATGTAGATTCTAATCTAAAACAGATATATGCTTTACTAGACTGTACTATTATTGACGCAGTGTATAGTATAGATGACCACACTATCTTTGTAGATGATGAAGGTTTGTTTGTTGAAAACCAAAGATTCTTTAAACTATTTGGTCAGCCATTAGCAGGTAAAGCTTTAGTATTAGGTGTTGGTGAAGAAGGTGACAGTAAAGATGCTGAGTTATGGGTTGAAGATATTATAGAAGAACGTATTGAGTGGACGCCAATAGGCACTAAATTTGTACCTCGTCTTTGGGAGTAAACAATGTTTAAATTATTATCAGCACCTGACAGCAATCCTAAAGTTGCTAAAGGTAACAATGAGTTAAGTGAATACATATCAACTATTGTACACTTAAGCCCTATCTCAACTAAAATATGTCCGTTTCAAGTAATTGCTAAATGTAAAGGTCCTTGTTTACATGGTTCTGGTATGGCTAAAGTATTTCCTAGTATACATAAAGCTAGAGATAGAAAAACTAAACTATTCTTAGAGGACAGAGAAACTTTTATGACTATGCTGTATGCTGATATAGAAAAGTTTGTTAAGTACTGTGAGCGTAGAAACAAACTGCCTGCTTTGAGATTGAACGGAACATCAGATATACAATGGGAAACTATTAAGCACGAAGGAGTTACTGTATTTGAGAAGTTTCCTCAGATACAATTCTATGACTACACAAAGATTCCTAATCGTAAAGTATCACACATACCTAACTATCATCTTACTTGGTCATACTCAGAAGCTAACAAAAAGTATGCTGATTACTTTGATGCTGTTAAATATAATGTAGCTGTTGTGTTTAAGAATGGCTTACCTAAAATGTTTAAAGGTCTTCGTGTTATTGATGGTGACAAAACTGATATGAGATTCCTTGACGGCAACAAGCGTGTTGTGGTAGGATTGAAAGCTAAAGGTGATGCTAAAACAGACACCAGTGGATTTGTAATTAATTGGAGAACAGCATGAAGTTTAGAGATGCAATAGCAATAGTAGCACCAAGTAAACTGGCTTGGTATGATGCTCAAGATAAAGATAATAAGTTTCAAGATGAGTGTAGTTCCTTGTTAGATAACAAAGAACAACTAGTCATTGATGATTACTTTAAAGAGGAGAACGAACATGGCTAAATCAGGATCACCTGAAGACAGAGGTAGTGCTGATCGTTACTACTATAGAAGGTACAGTCCTCATTACTATGAGTATCCTTTTGCCGAAGGTGAGTCACCACGTATCGAAGAAGATCGTATGACACCTGAACAGATTGCCTTGTATAAAAAAGGTTGGGATAACGAAGACGAACGTAAAAACTTTGACTACGAAGAATTTATAGTGGAGGATGAGGAAGATGAATAAAGTATTGAACGCAGTTAGAGAGGCAAGCATATCTATAGCTTGTTTGCTTGATGATATTGCAGTAGATGAAAATAACGATATTAATATTTTTGAAATACAAAAAGATATTAAACACATACAAGACCAGATAACAATAATAGAAAACTATTTAGAACCTTTTACAGTTGCGGAACTAGAGGAGATGAAAACAGAATGAACATATTTTATTTTTATGATTGCCCTGTTAAATCAGCAGAGGCACAGCCTGACAAGATGCTAGTGAAGATGCCACTTGAGACAGCACAGATGTTATGTACTGCACATCGAGAGTTAGATGGTGACGAGTATGCAGACAAGGTAGGTTTATACAAGAGAGCATACTGGAATCATCCTTGTACTGTATGGGCTAGAGCATCAAAAGAAAACTATGAATGGTTGTATGCACATTTCTTAGCTCTTGGTATGGAGTATGCTTATAGGTATGGAAGAGAACACGCAAGCATAACAAAACTTGGTGATGCTCTTTCTAAAATACCAAATAATATAAATATAAATATAGCTACACCAGTTGCACAAGCTATGCCAGACCAGTACAAGAATGACGATCCTATCAAAGCCTATCGTGACTACTGTATACATGAGAAGCACTATGCTAAGTGGGAGAAAGGTAGAGACAAACCTAAGTGGTGGGTGAAGGTGAAGGAAGAGATTGATGAAGCGCAAGCAATAGATGATTACTACATGTCAATAGCGGAGGTGTGATGCAGAAACCTAAAGGCAAGACAGTCATGGTTAGATATCCAGAAGATGATACCACTTGGCACAAAGCTACAGTTGGTACGCTACTGAGCATACAGTTTACTGCTGACTATGAAGTAGATGGTAAAGAAATACATGGGTTTTTCTTTTATAAAGATTATAAATTAACTTGGAGATAGAGATGAAAGAATTAAAGATAGGACAAGAGATAGACGGTAGAACTATAGACCATATAACTATGGATGAAGACACAAGAGATATGGTTTTTTGGTTTGATACAGATAAGATAGTAGTCAGACACAACGAGTCTATTGATAAAGTTTTAAATCATAAATGGGAGATATAAAAATGGCTACACAGATAAGAAAGTTTGAACAAGAAGCAATCGTTGATACTATTACTGATAAGATAGAGACAACCTTAAAGAGTAAGAGAACAGAGATGATTAAAGATGATAAAGACTACGAGTCTATGTTATCAGATTCAAATCAGATGAAAGCTTTGAGTAAAGATATTGATGATCTAACAGAGAAAAGAAACTTACTGTATGGTAGTATCTATGAACGTGTCCAAGAGTGGAACGTCAGTAACAGTTCTTATGCACTAGATATAAATAGGTATCAAGGAGTCTTAAGTTTAAACCCAAAGCTTAACTCTTATCATTTAAAAGAAAAAATAGGCAACAAGGTTGCGATAGCACTCTTGCCTAAAGATGCAATAGAGAACATGGATACTATTATATCCAACATAACTAAGGAGTTTGTATAATGCAAATAAAATTTGATTACTATGACATACAAAAAGCAGTTCAGTTATTAATTAAAGAAAGATTAGGTATAAGTTTAGATTTAGAAGATCTATCACCACACGACTATCCTAGTATTGAGTACCAAGAACGTGTGTTTGTATATAAGAAACATAAGAACGGAAAAGAAGTTAAAGATGAAAACGGTTTACGTGAAATAGATTGGGATAAATCTAAGTATGTCACTAAGCATATAGAGTTTGATGATAGTGCTGACATAACTTTTTATGTAGGAGAATAAGATGGAAGATATATTAAAAGACTATAAAAAAATGGAAGAGGATATTAGAAATTCTAAAGTACAATTTGATTCTTTTGTACACAATCTATACGTAGCTAACTGTCACGAAAGAAGTGAGCATGGTTTGCCGTTGTTCGGTTCTGTTGAAGAATACTACAACCAGAATAAACTATTTATAAAAAACAAATATTTTAAAGAAGGAAAAGTAAATGGCTGAACAAAAAAAAAGATTAGATAGAATTGCTGATATATTAGTGGAAGTATATCGAGAAGATGAGTATACTAAAAAACAAATAGCATTATTAATAATGAGTCAATGTTTAAATCCTTTAGCTGTAAAAGAAGTAGCAGGTTTAATGGTTGGCTTTGCAGAAGCAGAAGAACAAGCGTTAGAAAATATAGAAAATGAAACGATACACTAAAATAATTCTTGCTTTCTGTGTGTGTTCTATGTTATTCTACATGTTCGAGATGGGCATGTGGTATGCTATGCCTGTCGTAACATGGATGGATAACATATGAACGCAAAGAAAATGAAACAAATTAAGAAACTTGTCAAGCCTATTCAGGTTGAATGGGTACGTAGCTTACTGAACGAAGAAGAAGCAAGCAAGGTAAACATATCTAATATAGATGTTATGCTTTCTGAGCAGACACATTTTATGGTTAAAGGTACAATGTACTTGTCAGCAATGACGGATAAATGGATAATCAAATATTTAAAAAAGTATCCTGAAATCTCTTGCTTTCAAGACATGTTATCTATACCAGAACTTAAAAAGAAATTACAATTAGGATGGTAAAAAAGATTTGACATGGTACTTTAGTATATGGTACAATGACAATATGAGAGCAGTTAAACATATTCCCTTGTTTTTTGTAGTCTATCTCCGTTTAACTCGTATCGAAATGTGCGCACTTCCGAGAGTAAGTGGCTCTCAAACTCTCATTTAATATTAACCAAGCCACAGGAGGATTGAACGATGGCTATTTTAGAAGGTGAAGGATACTGGTGTTCTATACAGACACCTAATACAAAGTTTGAACCAGTATATAGTGTCAACTTAGTTGTTGATGAAGAAACTGCAAATGACTTTGCTTCAAGAGGACATAAAGTTAAACAGATGGATGAAGGACCTGCGTTAGTAATTAAGCGTAAGGTAAACGGACCTAAAGGTATGGTCAGACCTGCACCTCGTTTGTTAGATGTAAACAAAAGTCCTTTAGATGCAGCAGTAGGTAATGGTTCTAAGATTCGTGTGCAGTACAACGAGTATAGTGGAACAGGTGCTTATGGTCCTTATACAGGATTAGATTTACAGGCAGTACAAGTAGTAGATTTAATACCATATAAGAATGCTGATGGTGCTGAGTTCTTTGACGATGGTGAAGGTGGAGAGGAGTTTTAGCATGGTTGTAAAAGAAGAAACTCAAAAACCTTTCATTACGATTGATGATGTGCAGATTTCGGTAGAAGATTTACCTCAAGAAGCACAAGGTATCTTTGGTAGGATACAAAGATTAAATCAAAAGAAAGCAACGTTAGCTCTTGACATGGAAGAGATAGACGCTAGTCTTAATTTCTTTTCAGGTAGGATAATTAGTATTGTTAATGAAGATGCTAAACCAACAGGAGAATCCGATGAAGAATTGATAGAGGAGGAAGCAGTAAAATCTAACAATTAAAAACCAACGAGAGGCAACACGACAACAGTATAAGATATAGGTTGGTGACCTATGCGCCTCTCCTTATTCTAGAGGAGATAGAATGAATACCGAACAAACTAAATTTGTAAAACATAAACAGCCTTGTCCACTTTGTACTAGCAGTGATGCTGTATCTGTAAATGAAAACGGAAGTGCTATGTGTTTTAGTTGTAACAAATTTATACCTAATTATAACAGCCCAAAACCTATGGTATCAGTAGTTTCATCACAACCTAAAGTAACTGAAAAATATAACGCTGCTTTAAGTTTTAATGCGCTTACTGATCGAGGTATATCTAGAGAAACTGCTGTTAAATATGGTGTAAAAAGTGAAGAGTGTGCAGGTAAGATAACCAAACACATCTATCCTTATTACTCAGGCACAGATATTGTAGGCACTAAAGGTAGGAACGTAGCACAAAAAAACTTTTACTGTAACGGAACTCTAGAAAACACAGGACTATTTGGAGAACAGCTATTCAAACAAGGAGGTAAGTATCTCACCATTACAGAAGGTGAGTGTGATGCAATGGCAGTTTACGAAATGTTTAAAGGTAACTGGTCTGTTGTTTCATTAAAGCGTGGTGCTAGTGCTGCAGTAAAAGATATTAGAGAAAGCATAGAGTTTGTGGAGTCTTACGATAACGTAGTGCTTTGTTTTGATACAGATAAACAAGGTAAAGAAGCTGCTAAAAGAGTGGCAAAGATTCTTAAGCCTAACAAAACTAAAATTATGACGCTACCTACACAATACAAAGATGCTAACGATATGTTAAAAGCAAAAGCATTTAAAGATTTTAACAAAGCATTTTGGGAAGCTAAGACTTACACACCTTCTGGAATACTAGAGTTGTCTAGTAAAAAGAATGAATGGTTACATAGAGAAGTCAAAGAAAGTGTGGCTTATCCGTGGGAAGGACTAAACAAAAAGCTATATGGTATGCGTAAAGGAGAACTGGTTACGCTTACAGGTGGCACAGGTCTTGGTAAGTCTAGTGTTACTAGAGAGTTAGAGCATTGGCTTATTAAAAATACAGAAGATAACGTAGGCATCATTGCTCTTGAAGAGAACTGGACTAGGACAGCAGATGGTTTATTATCTATAGAAGCTAACGACAGGATATATTTAAACGAGAAAAGAAACCAGTACTCTGAAGAAGATTTGTCTAAGTTATTTGATAATGTAATTCAGAAGGGAAGAGTCTTTATCCATGCTCATTTAGGTGCAACAGATATAGATGAAATCTTTTCTAAGCTTAGATATATTATAGTAGGATGTCAATGTGAATGGGTAGTAGTCGATCACTTACATATGTTAGTAAATGTAATGACAGAAGGAGATGAAAGAAGAGGCATTGATAATCTAATGAATCGTCTTAGATCTTTGGTAGAAGAAACAGGTGTAGGTATGATACTGGTATCTCACTTACGTAGAGCTACAGGTGATAAAGGACATGAGAAAGGAGTAGAAGTTTCACTCTCTCATCTTAAAGGCTCACAAGGTATTGCACAATTATCTGATTGTGTGATAGCATTAGAAAGAAACCAACAAGCTTCTAATAAAAAAGAAGCTAACACAACTAAAGTCAGAGTATTAAAGTCTAGATACACTGGAGATACTGGATTAGCTTGTCAGCTAGTTTATGATTCAGAGACAGGCAGACTATATGAAGACACAGAACAGGAGACATTTGACAATGAACACACAGATCTCGAATTCTAAAGTAGTTTTTGATATTGAAACAAATGGGTTAGATCCGACTGAGCTTTGGTGCATAGTAGCTAAGTCTACTACTGGTGAAGTACAGAAGTTTCCTCCTAACAAACTTAAAGAAGGTATAGAGTTTTTGCAAAGTGCAGACACTCTTATAGGACATAACATAATAGGTTATGATATTCCTGTAATTAAAAAGTTAACTGGTATTGAGCTTACCAATAAAGTTTACGATACTTTAGTTGTGTCTAGACTTGCTTCTCCTGCCAGAGAAAACGGACACGCTCTCAGAAATTGGGGTTTTAAATTAGGCTATCATAAACTAGAATCTCCTGATTCTTTTGATACTTATACACCTGACATGTTAAAATATTGTCAGCAAGATGTGTTGCTGAATGAGTTAGTATACGAAAGATTGCTATTAGATACTCAACTTTTCAGTAACGAATCCATAGACTTAGAGCATAGAGTTGCAGTAATTATTCAACAACAACGTGATGATGGTTTTGCTTTTGATGACAAAGCTGCCATGACTTTACTTGCAGATTTACAACACAGGATGGAAGAAGTCAAAGAAGAAGTAACACAAACTTTCAAACCTAAATGGGTAGATGATAAGTTAGTTACTCCTAAGTTTAATAAAGATGGTTCGTTGTCTAAAGTACCTAAACTAACTGACGAAGAACTATCTAAATGTTTTAACAATGACTTTAAACCTTTCATGCGTAAGAAGTTAGTTGACTTTAATCTTGGCAGTCGTAAACAGATTGGAGAATACTTGACAGACTTTGGTTGGAAACCTAAACGTTTCACACCTACTGGTCAGCCTATTGTAGATGAAGGAACTCTTAAAAAGATAAAGCATATACCTGAAGCTAAACTTATTGCAGAGTTTTTATTGTTGCAGAAACGTATAGCTCAGATAACTTCTTGGTTAGACTCAGTAAAAGATAATAGAATACATGGTGCTGTAATATCTAACGGAGCTATTACAGGAAGAATGACGCATCGTAGTCCGAACACAGCTCAGATTCCAAGTGTTAGACAACCTTATGGTAAAGAGTGTCGTGCTTGTTGGACAGTAGAAGAAGGCAATGTGTTACTAGGTATTGATGCTTCTGGTTTAGAGTTACGTATGCTATCTCATTACATGAATGATGATGTGTTCACTAACGAGATATTAAATGGTGACGTACATACTGCCAATCAAAAGTTAGCAGGTCTAAAAACTAGAGACATTGCTAAAACTTTTATCTACGCTTTGATGTATGGAGCAGGTGATGCTAGACTAGGAAATGTAATGAATGCTAGTGCTAAAGCAGGTAAAAAATCTAGAGAATTATTCTTTGAAAACAAGCCTGCTTTCAAAAAGTTAAGTGATAAAGTTAAAGCAGTAGCTAAAGTTAGAGGTTATGTTAAAGGATTAGATGGTAGAGTTATTTGGATTAGAAATGAACACGCATCCTTAAATAGTTTATTACAAGGAGCAGGTGCTATCGTTATGAAAAAGGCTCTTGTGTTGTTTGATAAGCATTTAAAAGAATCTAACCTTGAGTATAAGTTTGTTGCTAACATCCATGACGAGTGGCAAATGGAAGTACCTAAACAAACTGCAGAACTAATTGGTGACATAGGAGTCAAAGCAATTATAGAAGCAGGCAAGCATTTTAATCTTCGTTGTCCTTTGGATGGTGAATACAAGTATGGGAGAGACTGGAGTGAAACGCATTAAAATGAACACGAATAGAAAAGGAGACTTTGCAGAGTACTATGCTGTCACTTGGCTATGGGATAACGGCTATGAAGTATTTCAAAACTCAGGATGTACTGGTCCAATAGATATGATAGCTATGGATAAAAAAGGTAACACAGTTTTGATTGATGTCAAGACAGCACAGCCAGACCATAGAGCAAACACAGGAAACAGAGTTCAATTTAAATCAGGCAGAACTAAAAAACAAATAGAGTTAGGTGTTATATTTTTATTGTTTGATCCTGACACTAGGAAGTTGAGGTTTGCGGAGCATAAAGATGAAGAATAAAAAAACACTAGACAACTTAATAGATAACATATATAATAAATTAGATAATCTAAATAATGAAAAGAGTTTAGGTATAACTAAAAAGCAAGCAGATGAATTTGGTAAAGCAATGAGTGCAGCTTTACTTGGGTGGGCTGAGCCATACAAGAAAGATCCTAAAGCTTCTTCTCTTAGAATGTCAAGCATTGGTAGAAATGACAGGAAACTTTGGTATGAGGCTAACCTTAAACAAGAGTCAGAAGGACACGCACCTTCAACGCACATAAAGTTTTTGTATGGGCATCTACTTGAAGAGTTAGTATTAATGCTAGTAAGATTAGCAGGTTACAAAGTTACTGACCAACAGAAAGAAGTAGTAGTTGAAGGTGTTAAAGGACACATGGATTGTAAAATAAATGGAGAAGTTATAGATGTTAAATCAGCATCACCGTTTTCGTTTAAGAAATTTGAAGACGGAACGCTACCACAGAACGATCCTTTTGGTTACTTAGGACAGCTTTCAGGATACGAAGCAGCAGAAGAAACTAAAGCAGGTGGCTTCTTAGTTATAGATAAGGTTACAGGTAAGCTTTGTCTTTATAGACCTGACGAGTTTGATAAGGTTGACGCTAAGAAAAGAATTAAAGATCTTAAGAAAACTATTAAAAAGAAAAAGCTACCTCCAAGATGTCATAGTCCTATACCTAATGGTAGTTCTGGTAACATGGCATTACCTAGAGATTGTTTTTATTGTCCGTTTAAATTTGAGTGTCATAAAGATGCTAATGATGGACAAGGACTTAGAACTTTTAAATATGCTAGATCTTTAACTTACTTAACAAAAGTAGTCAGAGAACCTAGAGCAGAAGAGATTACATGAGAAAACCTAGAAAAGTTAGACCAAGAGAAAAGAACGTACCGAAAGGATATGATAGTAAATGGGAGTATGAGCTACATCAAGGAATACTAAGTAACTGGAAGCATCATACTAATAAAGTACCTTATGTAGTAGAACATAACTATGAACCTGACTTTGAAAAAGATCAGATAATTATAGAAGCTAAAGGTA